AGGCTCAGGCGGAATCACGAACCAGGGTGAACTGTTTGGTGAAGGCGCTCTTAGACTCGACGGGGCAACGGTACTTACTGCACCGGATGACGTCCGGTTTGTCTTCGAAGGTAACGATTTTACAGTCAGAGGGTACTTTCTCTGTGATTTTCCTCTTGGGGAACAACGAATACTTTCTGCCAAGACTGACCTACAGTCGTCACTGGGATTCATGTATTGGGTAGATCGGTTGAGCACTGGGCAGATTAGTGTTGGGATAGGTCTTGATCGTGCGTTCCTGAATAGACTCGTCACAAGACTTGACGATACGATTGTGGATCGTGCAGGGGAGGTTATTATTGCTAATTTCGGCTTCGTTGCTGGAGGCGAAAATCGTTTGTTACAGAGTACGACCATTTTCAGTAATACGGTTAACCCTGGATGGCATTCGTTTATGTATACAAGAAAGGGAAGTGTTATAGAGCTTAGAATTGACGAGGTATTGGAAGATACGTTAGGTGTTGATGTTGAGAAGATACTGACGGTGCCTGGACCCATCACAATTGGTGGTTATGGGCCTCCGAAAGAAGGACAGTTCTCGGGCCTGCCTTGGATTGGTGGTCTGGATCGGTTCGCGATCGATATAGGAGTAGCGCGCTGATGCCAAAAGGTCAGGGAAAGAAGACGGTCAAAGATGTCATGCACAAGTTTAAGCATGGCGAACTGCATTCGGGGAGTAAGAAAGGCCCGAAAGTCGATGACAGACAGCAGGCGATCGCTATTGCACTGTCAGAGGCTGGCCTAGACAAGCCTAGGAGGAAGAAATGAGCTTCGGATTGATTTTCTGGGTTCTAATGCTTCTATGGCTGATCTTCGGTCTGTGGGGTTACTATCGCCCAATGACGGGATGGTGGTATGGACATGGTGCGTTCCTGTTCATTCTGTTCCTGCTGCTTGGTTGGAGAGTGTTTGGCGCTCCTGTTCATCCCTAGTTGTATGAGTCAAACAAATGGCTGAGCCTTTAAGTCGTGAAGAGATGATGCTGCGGCAGCTTGAAATGCTGCGGCTTATGCAGGAGAATCCTGACCGATACGAGGAGCAGTCGGATCAGCCTATATCGGATCAGGATATTCGAGAAAACCTCGGTACTATAGCCGTTGATACAACTCCGCAGGCCATTATCGAGGAAGCGTTAAAGCAGGGAGTGGCCGAGCAAGCGCCCCCGTATCAGATGGGTGAAAGGTCAGCCGCTCCGAGAAGTAACGCACCGCAACTCGACTCGTATAAATACGGTGATACTCGAGGCGAACAAGAAGGGATAGATGAACGCGGTCGCGGTGGTAAGTTCCTTCATGGAAGTGAAAAGATACCTCTGTCATTGTTCAAAGAGCCTACAGGTAGGTCATATCTTGATGATGATAGGGGTGGAATACTTCAGCCGAAAATGGGGCCTGGAATGCGGATGAGAGAAGGTCAGTACAACCCGAATCAAAAAGAGATAATGGACTTTCTCAAGCAAAAGCTAGACGAAATACAAGGTTACTGAACATGCCAAATTATCGTCTCGAAGAGGGATCTGCACAACACAGCTTTCAGCAGAGCCGTGCGAAAGTGCAGATCTTTGGTGGAGGGTTCGCTAATGGAAAAACTACTGGCTTGGTCATTAAGTCTCTCCATCTTGCTAAATTTTATCCTGGGGGTACGGGTCTACTTGGCCGAGAAACGTACCCGAAACTTAACGACACTCTTAGAAAAGAGTTTTTCAAGTGGTGCCCTCGGCATTGGGTCAGGAAAATGCCAACCCAAGACGATAATTCGTGTTACCTAGTCAATGGAAGCACTGTGCATTTTCGTTACATCGCGCAGCGTGGGAAAAGCGTTAATGAAGATGGAACAACAACCAGCAACCTGCTATCGGCTACATACGATTGGATTGGACTCGATCAAGTGGATGATCCTGGTATTACTCACAAGGATTTCCTTGATCTTCTTGGTCGGTTACGCGGTGACACGCCTTACCGAGTAGAGGAAGGTGAAGAAGATGCAACGATGCCCAGCGATGGGCCGCGATGGCTTATGATGACGCTTAATCCTAGTCAGAACTGGGCGTACCATGAACTTATTAAACCATACATCGACTGGCGGGATCGTAAGATATTTAGCGAGAAGCTTCTGGTCGATGATGAATCGCAGATGCCGATCGTGGAGTTGTGTGAGTCAGACACATATGCGAATAAGGCAAACCTTAAGCCTGACTTCATTAAGACCCTTGAAACCACTTACAAGGGTCAAATGCGGGACCGATATCTACTGGGTAAGTGGGCAGCCTTCGAAGGTTTGGTGCATCCAGGATTCGACTCGGAGATACACATTGTGAGTCGTGGAGCTATGATGGAGCACCTATATGCCTGTCGGGAGCGTCACGTCCGCGTTAGAGCGGTTGAAGGCTATGATTTCGGCATCGTCACTCCTACGTGCTATATGCTTGGGTTTGTTGACGATTATGGTCGCGTTGTTCTTCTTGATGGTTTTTATCAGCCTAACTTTGACGTCATGCAGCACGCAAACACGATCAGAGAGATCAGATCACGATACAATGGTCTACTGTACTTCTCTGACCCCATTGTCGCCGATCCCGCGATTTTCAGACGAATCGTCGTCGCCGGACAAACAGTAAGGAACACGACCATTGCGCGCATTCTTAAAGATGGTGGGCTTAACCTTCGAGCTGGTAGTAGTGATGTGCTGTCTGGGATTGCTAAAGTTAATTCGTATATTGCCGGAACGCCTAAGACTCCGCATCTTGTCACACAAGAGCGTCCTGGACCTCTTCTCTATGTCGCTACGGAACTCCCGTGGTTCCTTGACGAGATCATGAGCTATTACTGGAAACGCGATTCACAGGGTAGAAACATCGATCAGCCTGTAGATGCTCACGATCATGCAATGAATACGACCAAGTACATGCTCAGTAAGCTACCTGATCCGAGTGAGATCGTGGTGCCAGAAGATGTACTTCCTCCGAAATGGTCACGCTGGCAAGAGATGAACATGGACGATTATCGGCGTGCCACTGGGAGGATACATTAAAGTTGTTTGACTCAAACAAGGATCGTATCATGAAGATCGTCATGTCGTCAGGCCACGGCCTGCATATCCGAGGAGCCTCGGGGCCGTCGCCTTGGGGCTTGGATGAGGTTAACGAGGCGCGTCGGGTTGTGGACCAGACCGCGCTTGAGCTGCGCAAAATGGGTGTGGAAGTTACTACTTATCACGATGACGTTAGCGATGATCAAAATGAAAATCTTAATCGGATCGTTAACTTTCACAATGCTCAGGGTGCTCATGATTTTGATATTAGTGTGCATTTTAACTCTGCCGATTTTGATGGTTCTAACTGGACAAGCAATCCAGTTGGTCACGAGGTATGGTACAAGACTTCTGCAGGAAAGACAATCTCGAAGGAAATCTGCGATACTGTTTGCTCTGCTGTAGCATTCAAGAACCGTGGGGTGAAGCAGACGAATAACCTGTTCTTCCTGAACGGTACTGCGGAGGTTGCGTCTTTGCTCGAGATTTGCTTTGTAAATTCTAAGGGAGACGTGAATGTCTACAACGCACAATTCAACGATATTTGCGGAGCTATCGCATCTGCCATTGCCGGAGAAGGATACCAGCCTGGACCCACGCCTCCCCCGGTGGGCGCACTATTTGAAACAGTCGGCAAGTGTTCTCACTTTGGCGGCCCTGAAGACACTGGAGTTTCCCCGAGTGAGGGACTGGCGTTCATTTTTGAACTCGACCAAGCACCGCACCTGTTCTTACCGTATCAACCAACGGGGACGACTGGTCTTGCACGACGGCTTAACCCCAACGTGAATTATGTAGCGTGTCGTTGGGATTATGACGTCACGCCTAAAGATATGCTTCGAGAAAGCGGCAAGCGCGCGTTGGTACGTGGGAATGGATGGGAGATACTGGCATACCCTGCCGATTGGGGACCACATGGAGACACAGATCGAGTCGCGGATCTAAGTCCTGGCTTGATGGAAGCTTTGTGGATCACGACAGATGATACAGTAGAAGTCATTTATCCAGCGGAGGAATAAGATGACCGACCGTGCTTGGAGGAACTTTGCGGAGGACGCTGTGAACGAGCTCTTCCGGGTATATGTGTCAGAACAAGCACTAGCCGTAATTCGACAACAGATCGACGTTGCAACTTTCAAGACGAAGATACTTGCGGCAAGGGATCATAGGCAGATTGTACTAGAGGCTTTGGACGAGCTATGACTGTAACCTCAATGAACATAGCGATCATAGTGCTTACGGTTGTATTCACACTGACAGCTATATTCTTCCTTGAGGAGCCTGTGGATGCTAATGAGCCATTTGCCTACATGCTATCAGCAGAGAAATCGGTGCCATATACGTTTCCGAATGAAGGTAAACCGTCGCATAAATTCGATTGCGTGAACCCCACTGAGCGAGAACGTGTGAGGCAATTAGTCTTTGATGGGATCGATCAGGGTTTAAAAGAATCGATGGCGCACTTGTTCGATATTTGGCAAAGAGATCCTGATAACCAACAGCCCAAGAGGGCACAGGTCGGAACAGCTAATGCAGTGAACGCCCATAACAGAGCACGAAAACTTGCATTTGCTTGGAATCCTCCAGACTGCTAGATGTATGAGTCATACAAATGACAATGACATATCCAGAACATGGCGACGACGGTAACGATCAGACCGATCTGTTCGATCCTGATGCGGAACAGACTACGCCTCCGCAGCCGCAACCTTTGTACCAACAGTACGAAGGGAGCAAGATTGTCATTAGCAAACAAGTTGGCAAGTACTGGAAGAACAAGTATGATGCGGCACTCACTGCATATGAAGAGCCCAGGAAAGCGTGGGAAGAGATTTATCGTTACTACAACCACTCGCAAGATAAGTCGATCCAGACGCCTCGTGGTACTTTCCGTCGTGGCGACTCCTCGGAGAATGTTATTTTCAGTAATCTGAACATTATGCTTCCGGCAATCTATAGCCGCGATCCTGACGTGACCTGTAATACGAATGATAAGGCTGACGAACCGTTCATTAACTGTCTTGAGGCTCTGCTGAACGCTATTTTTCAGCGGAAGAATCTGTTAAATGCAAAGCCAAAGATTAAGAAGGCAGCGGGCGTTGCACTACTAACCAACTTTGGGGTGCTGAAGCTTGACTGGACGAAGAAGGATGACTCGATTGAGTCGGCTGCGACAGAGATGACGCGAATCAGTAATGAACTGGTTACTGCGAAGGACCAGGAGAAGGTTGATGAGCTATATGGGCAGATGCAGAGCCTTGAATCGACAATGGACCTTCTTAAGCCGGGTGGTCCTAGTCTCGGTAATGTACTGCCTCATAATCTTGTTATTGATCCGTATGCTGAACAGCCTGATGGAGCCGATGCAGCTTGGATGTGTGAGACAATCTATTTTCCCACTGCCGGCCTGATGGAAAAATTCACGTTTAAGGAAGACGATGCTGAGAAGAACCCTATTAGGAACTTGATCTATAAGCCTACGCACAAGGCTGCGTTTTCTGATGGTGCTATGGCTGGAGGGCGGGATGACGGACTGGGATTGGTTCTGCGCGCGTTGGATGGGGCAGCCGATACGCCAACTAGCTTTGAGGAAGAAGGGCGGCGAGCGTATATCGACCTGTATTACACGGAATGTAAGTTGCTGTGGGACAAACATCTTAAGCGGGTGCTCTTGTTTCACTGTGATGACTGGACATGGCCACTTTGGGTATGGGACGACCCGTTGGGCATATCGCGTTTCTTCCCGTACTTCATCATCAGCTTGACGATGAGCACTGGTGGAACGGTTAGCGTCGGCGAAACTGGATACATTCTCGATCAACAAGATGAGGTTAACGACATTAATCGCCAGATGGCAAGGATTCGACGATCTGTATTCGATTACTTCTACTACAATTCTGACGTGATTACTGCGGACGAGGCTGAGAAGTTCATTGGTGGTGTACGTGGTGAGACTACAGGAGGAAAGCACATCCTCGGTGTGAAAGCTGGTGAAGATGGCAAGGTTCAAGACATGATCCAAGCCTTCGCACCGCCTTCGTTACAATATGAAATGCTGTTCGATAAGCCAAAGATCTTCGACAGCATCAACAGGATCACGAACACTAGCGATGCGCTTCGTGGCGTTCAATTCAAGACGAATACGAACGTAGCGAGCGTGCAGAGTTATCAGGAGAGCATGAGGTTAAGCGTTGGTGCGAAAGTTGACATAATCGAGGATACCGTAGCTGACATTGCACTCTCGCTTGCTGAATTGTGTGTTCAGAACATGGATCAGACTGAGGTTGCTAGTTTGGTTGGTGACGATCTGGCACAGAACTGGGAACAGATGACGGTACAAATGTTCACGCAGAAGTACAGCGTGAACGTTGTTGCTGGCAGCATGGAGAAACCAAACAGTGTCTTTAAGAAAAAAGAAGCAATTGAGGTTGCTCAAGCTGTTGGCCAGTTCGCACGGGCAGCTCCGGGCTCAGTTACTAAAATTATGCTTGGTGTACTCCAGCAAGCCTTCACAGAAATCGCAATCAAGCCAGAAGACTGGGAAGGGCTCACGGCTGAGATCAATGCCTCGATGATGAAAGGCGCACCAGCAGGAGGGACGCCGGGAGGCGAATCGGGGTCAGTGCAGGGCCAGCCTGGACGACCAGCAGGAGTGGGAGCAGACCCGCAGGAATTGATGGCTCGAGCACAACAAGCCTCGCCGGAAGCAAAGGCGCAGGTAGTCCAAATGAGTAACGCAGGCGCATCACCGCAGGATATCTTAAGTTTCATTGGCAAACAAACAGGAGCTAGGTAGTTATGGCTGGAGAGAAACCGAACCTGTCGAACGAATCGGCAGAGGATACCGTATTCTCGAACCTTGGGCTCACCCGAGAGGACTTGGGCGTTGGAGACGACGACGGGAGTGGAAACGAAGACTTCGAGCAGGGTGGCGGTTCTGGGAACGAAGATTTAGACCGTGGCGGATCGGGGAATGAAGACCTCGAACGTATGAGTCAAACAACTCGGCAGCAGCCAGAACGAACAGGACTGCCGCCAACGGCCGAGGTTCATCCTGACCATAAGGGAAACCTTGTCAATGAGTACGGACAAATCGTTGCTCGCTCAGGTAAAGAGGCTCGTCTCTATCAGGACTTACACAAGACGAAAGGTCAAGCTCAGACTCTACAAGGCCAGCTGCAAGACGTATCAGGACGTCTGCGAAAGGCTGTGGAGATCGGGCAGGGGTTACACAAGGAACTCGAATCAGTACGAGCGCAACAGAACGCCGTGAAGCAGTTTGGGCTCGAACAGGGTGAGGTTCTCACTGCGTTTCGGCTATTCAAGGAGCTGCGGGACAACCCAAAGGAGGCCCTAAAAAACATCTTGACAAGAGCCGCTACAAATGGTATAAATATACAGGAGCTCGGACTGCAAGGTGGTGTTGATCCTCAGTCACTTGTCAACATGATTAAGCAGGAGATCGGGACTGCGGTGAACCCGCTCAGGGAACGAACTGAAGCGGAGAGGCGCGCAACGCAACAGCGCCAGCAAGAACAAGAACGACTCGGAGAGATGCAGCGTGAAGTTGACGGATTTTTCGGCCAGAACCCGGAGGCCAAGCAATATCTTCCGGTGTTTACTCAGACTCTCCAGAAGTTTCCTACGATGACGCTTGGAGAGATTTGGGCCAGAATACAATTGCACTTCGCGTCGAACCCGCAACAGCGGCGTAACCAGAACTCGCCTCGGCGAAGTCTCCCGCAAGGTCGTGGTGCCCCTGCCAATGGCGGTGGCGGTATGGACCTCGCACCCGTTACGGACTCGTATGACGCTATCGTGAAGGATGCGTTATCGAAAGCTGGGTTCGTGCGGTAACATTGTTTGACTCATACAAGGAGACTTTCATATGGCTGCCCTTGATACCGTGATCAATGCAATGCTGACGCGGAGTCGGGCGAAGCTTATCATGGCTTCGGCGATCTCTGGAACAGTCAGTGCCTATCTGCATGCTAAGAAGAGGGTCGTTGTCGAGGATGGTGGTCCGTCGATCACCAATCCATTGATCGTGGGCCTCAACCCCAACGTGACTTCGATGCAATACTACGATCAGGTTCCTGTCAACCAAACGAACGAGTTCACGACTGTCTCATACAACATGAGCCGTGTTGTGGGATCGCTCATCATCTCGGATCAGGAAGAAGATGAGAACCAAGGACGCGCCGCGATCTTCAAAATCCTCAAAGGGAAGATCATGGCTCTTGACGAATCCATCAGCCGACAGTTTGCTACTTATCACACCAGCATTGGCTCTGGGACAGATCCGAATGGACTCGGGAATCTTATTCCAGCCGATCCGACCACGGGCTCCGTGGGTGGGATCTCCCTTGCAGCCGAGCCCCAGTGGAGGTCGTCGAGCTATAACTTTGCAGGAACTCTGACCCCTGAGAACATCGAGGAGGCATTCGATGACATCATCGAACTTGATCTCAATCGATCGAGCGATGGGCAGAGCAGCCCGAAGCCTACCGTCATCTTCGCAGGACGTAACATCTATCGTATGCACAAAGCTGCTGCGAGAGACAAGACCGTCATCCAACTTGGCGAAACTGGAACCGGCAAGAAACTCATCAACCTCGGAATCGTAGGAACCACTCACAATGGTATCCCACTTCTGTTCGATGAGAAGCTCCCTCCGAACGTCGCGTACTTCGTGAACGAGGAGTATCTTACCCTTCATGTGCTCCGTGGCGTCAACATGAAGATCAAGCAGCTGGTCGCTCCGTGGGATACGGATGCGTCCGGTCGTCGTGTCGTGTGGGAAGGGCAGCTTTGCTCTTGGCGGCAGTACCGTACCCATGCGTACCTCACCAACTAATGTATGAGTCATACAATGTTGCACGTCGGATCACAAGGCGCACGACTCGCTTACGTTGTCGTCGATCTCCATGAGAGCGTCGGCACCGTGAAGCGCCAAGTCAATACGTGGACCAAGAAAGATGGCCTCAAGGCGAAGATGGTCGAGGAACCTGCGGGCTACCTCGTCTACTTCCCCCGAGGTCACGTCATCCGTTGCAAAGACAAGGAGATGCTCAGGCACTATGGCCTCGATGGTCAACCGCCAATCGTTAACCTTCAGGGGCTTAACGATCCTAACAGCCCTATTGGTCGCCTGCTTCTATCCCAAGATGAAGGCGCGCGGCGTGGGGCAATGGAGACGATGGAGAAACAGGTGATCAGACTCGCTACGGCGAAAACTGGGCCTGTATTGATGCCCGAGCAACTCGAGCCTGAGGAGGCAGCATAATGTTTCAAGATCGTCAAGCATTCCTTAGTGGGATCAATTGCTATGTTCCTGCTATGCAGTACGGAGCGGCCGTAATCGGGCTTGGACCTACTCGGTTCGATCTCGGCACTCCTGCTACAGCCGGCGCGATTGCTACCTTGATCAGCGCTCAGGGAGCAGTTGGACCTATCTCGTATCTTGCCTCACCGCTTGTCATCGATGCACGGTACGGCAGGACCGTCTCGGTCACTCCATCAGGTGTTCCAGGTAACGCGAACCTGTTCGAGCTAATCGGATACGATTATCTCGGGCAGCCCCTGACCGAACGCTTCACAGGTGCGGCTGCTGCTGCTACGCCGCTGGTGGGTCTGAAAGCTTGGAAGACCATTCTCGGTACAAGAATCGGTCTAGCCGCAACGAATGCCGTTACAATGTCCATTACCACAGGCGTCAGCTTGGGCATTCCGTACAAGGGCAGGATCATTGCGGCTACGGAAGGCACGACAGAAATGACCTACGCGCAGATCAACACAAATAAGGTAGAAGCAGTACTCACTGACCCTGCTACTGCCCTGACTGGTGATCCGCGTGGGCTCTACACACCGACCACGGCACCTAACGGTGTGCTCCGATACTGGATCGTCATGAACGGTGATCCGGGTGTGAACGCCGCTGGAAATGGCGGGCTCCACGGAATCAGGCAGTTCGGCGGCTGAACTGTTTGAGTCATACAACGGGCGAGGAGAACAGCGGTGAGTGCAACCATTCGAGAGATTGTGGACGACGCACTCACCGTTGTTGGTGAAGTGTCTGGTCCCGGTGTACAGATGTACGAAGACGATCGCATGATGTCAGATGCGGTTCGCGCCTTCAACATGATGTTCACAAAGTATCCATGGCAGCAGTATCTGCAATGGTTCAGGGTGCAGATGAATGGAACAACCGGCAGGATCATAGAGCAACCATTTGCGCAGGTCAGAAACTTCGAGGATTTCATTGCTGTGCACTTCGATGGAAGCAGTCAAAGGCTACCGATTGCACCAACTAGAATGAACCCGTTTGCGTTGACGGCATCAGGTGGTCAACCGATGTTCTGGACTAGCATGAATGCGACCGATCCTGACTATGTGAAGCGCAAACTTCTGTTCTATCCTGCAACTGCGACAGGCTATATCAACGTGCTAGCTAGGATCTATCCACTCGTGCCTCCGAAGATCCAGTTCGATTGGACAGATGTTTTCTACCTCGACAAGGATATGCTTGTGTATGCAACAGCATTCATGACCCTCTCAGGCGACGATCTGAATGCTGGAGCAGCGGACGTGATCCGTAATATGATGGAGATGAAATACAGGGATATCACAGCAGCGCTCGGAAATCATCCTATACCTGTTCGAAGCGATTCGAGCATTCCGTTCCAGTGGCAAACTGTGTGAGTCATACAAATGACTGTCTCGGTCTTCCCTCCAAACATGAAGCTTGCTAATAAGAACAAGCTTGAGAATATTACTCTGCGTGGATTTGGTGGTGGTTGGAATGCTGTCGAGACTGATCTACAGATGGAAAGCACGTACCTCGTCAAGGTCCGCAACTTCAAGCGGACTCCGGGTGGTACGCAGAAGATGCGATACGGCTCTAAATGGTTTGCCTTTACCGGGAGTGTTAGTCCCGGTAATATTGTTGATATGGAGTACTTCTCGGCGAGCATAATCTGCGTACTGGATGTTGGGAACATCGTTGCTATTGACGGGTCGGGCGTTTGTACTATCATCTGGAGTACAGCGATTGCCGCAGCGTTGCCGGGAGCGCCTCCAGGATGGAGTACAGGACTTGATTCGATTGATTTCGTTTCCTATAAGAACGAGCTAATCATTCATAACGGGAGAGATAAGCCTGTTACCATCAGCCGTGATCTAGTTGTAACCTATCTAGTGGACTTGGCTAGTGGAAGTCGTGTCAACGTTCCGATTGGAAAGTATGGATGCGTAGTTTCCAACTATCATTGTGTCGCCGGTATCGACATCAATCCAAGCACAGGAGATCCGTTAGGCTCCCCTACAGTCATATATATATCATCAGTTGGGACGTCTGGAACATTCCCCGGCGATCTCGCACCGAACGACTCAATTACCATCGACGTTGGCGCCTTCGCTCCGCAGGGCGCTATCGAGATTAGGGGGATTGCTGGATTTAGGGCGAACCTATTGGTCTTCTTCCAAGACCAAACGGTTATCATCAAGTTAGGAACATATAATGCTGCTGGCATCCACGAACCATTCTTCCCCGACACGATGCCGACGTTCGGCTTGTTGGGGCATCGATGCGTCGCGCCAGTGGAGAACGATCTACTATTCTCTGGCTTGGGTGGAATGGCTTCCGCAAGAAGGAATCTACTCAGTGTCTCTGGTACGCTGGAAAGCCAGTCGCTTAGTGAAAGAATCGAACCCCCTTATAGACAAACAATTGGGGCATTGACGGATGAAGATCAGCTAAAGAAGTGCTGGATGGTATACGATGCGCTTGGGCATGACATGCTCTTGTTCACACCGTTCGGTGGGCGTACCTTTGTATACAGCTTCAGTACCAAACTTCGATACAGCGCATGGTCGGAGTTTAGTGGTCAACGCTTTCAATGTGGCTGTAAATCGTTCCTTGGCCGTGTGTTCTTCGCAGATCAATCAACGGTGTACATATCTGGAAACGGTGTCTTTGAGAACGAAGATTACTTCAAAGACCGTATTCTCGATAGGCAAGCAAACTGGCAAAACAATACTCACTATGATGTCCAGTTTAGAGCATTCGATGTACTAGAGAACAAAACGTATGTCTGTATCGTAGGCCATACAAGCAACGCAACTGGAACGTTCGCAGAAGACCGTGCAGCACTAAAGCGGTGGGAACTGTTCGATGGTGACGAGATTGACTTCGAGATGGAGCTGCCATGGCTGGACAGTAAAGATCCAATGCGTGTTAAGCTTCTGCGGTTTATCTCGCTTGCGACTAAAGGTTCTGCAGAGTTCACAGTGTCGGCGTATGTAGATAATCTTTACAAGAACGAGGACGGCGAAGTGATCTTTGGACCAGCAGCGACAATGGACTTCATTGGTAATGAGGCAAAAGGCTTCGGATACGATGCGGGTCCATATGGTGGTGGGCGTAGAAGCGACGATCCTCGATTGTTCAAGTTCCCTTGTAAGTTCAAGAAGCTCAAGCTAATCCTATCAGGGTTCAGAGCCGGTTCGCTTGAGATCGTGAATATGTCATTTCTGTTCTCTCGCGGAAAGTACAGGCGCTAGGTTGTATGACTCATACAGGGGCCGAACATGACGCTTAGTTATACAAAGAACTTGCATCTCGCAGTGCCTGACTTTCTATCGGAGCCTTGGCACGCTGAGTTTGCAGCGGCTATGGACTCGATTGACCAAATCATTTTTCAGTCGATCGTTCTGGCTGGTGCAGTGCATTGGACTAACAACACCTTGTATCTGGTCGGGGATATTGTGATTGACCCTGACACAGGAGGTATGTTCGTTGCTGCCGTACAGCATGTGAGTCCAGCATCAGGAACGTTTGCGGCAGATCGAGCAGCCAATCCCGGGAACTGGACGCCGCTTGCAGTGGTGCTTGCGACACAGGCTGAGGCAGAGGCAGGTGTTGAGAACACCAAATATATGTCGCCTCTGAGGACTAAACAGGCCATCGATTTTCAGCGGCCTCCACAGGCTGTGGCGTCTCAGGTAGAGGCTGAGACTGGTACTGAGAATACACATATGATGACGCCGCTGAGAACGGCGCAGGCGATTGCTGTTCGGACCAGTGGCGTTCCACAAGGAAGGCTCTCGATTCTGTATGATACGCCAGTCATGAACGTAGATGTGGCTCCGTCGCCGACAATCTACTACACACAATACACAGGGCAGTCACTTCCAATATACAACGGTACGCGATTCGAGCAGACTGACTTTTGGGATGCGCTTGTCGGAAACGCAAATGATGCGATAAAGTCTCCTGCTGCAATCGGAGCGGACAAGAATAACGACTGGTTCATCTGGAAAGACGCGATGGAAGTTACCATCTCGTCGACTTCACCTGCTACGATCACGTTTGCTACTCCTCATTCAGTGGCGTACAACAACCCGATTCAATTGACAACGACGGGAGTGCTTCCGGCCCCCTTGATACCAGATAAGACCTACTATGTCATCTCTGCTGGTATCACTGGGACAACCTTCGAGCTTTCAGAGACACTGCAAGGTCTGCCAATCAATACCAGTGGGCCACAGTCTGGCGTGCATACAGTCAATATACGCCGACTGACTCATGGGCCTGACTGGGCAACTGATAACGTACGCGCAGTTAACGGTGGGCTTATTAGGGTTCGTGGCATTTGGCTCAATAATGCTGCAATTACAAACGGTCCAGCGGCGCAGCGAGGAACTTATGTTGGGACTACTCGATCCGATCCCACTCCGGGAGGCACATTTACATGGCGATTTGGGAAGCTCGATGCTACTGATCCACACGGTTGGCATGGAGTCTGGAACTGTTACAACCGACGACCAGTTGTGTCTACTGCTAGGTACTCCATCGCTACATGGAACTACCAGAGTGCTATCGCTCGAGAGATAAACAACACAACGACAAATCGTATTTACCATATCCGTGGCCTATCCGAAGACGGTGCGTCTGCTCAGCATAATCAGTTCTCTTCAGGACCAGCGAATGGCACTGTGCAACCGCTCATCAAGATCACACCTCCTCCTCCCGGCGGTGCATTTAGGCCAGAGGGTTATCGGTCAAGCACGACGAACATTGTAGGTCAGAGAGCCGATGATGCGACGTGGAAAGGCACTCCGGGAGAAGGTTGGGTCATTTTCGCAGCAGCAGAGCAGAGCATTGATGCTGCAGGATCGGTCCTTATGATAGGAAATGGCGCAGGTGTCGGGCAAGTTCAAGCATTGGAAGCGGTCTTCACAGCGTAGATGTATGAGTCATACAGGAGGGAATCATGTCTTGGCTCAGTGAATTATTCGGTGGCAGCAGCGCACCAGCGCAGGTCGTACCACCATCAGCAGAGCAAGTCGCAAACTACTATAGACAAGTAAAGGTGAACAACCCTGGCTATTACGAACAAATAAAGGAGAACGATCCAGAGTGGATCTCGGGGCAGCAAGCTGCGGCAGCGGCACCAACTCCAGCACCAACACCAGCACCAGCACCGGCGCCTCCATCTGGTGGGCCGGCAGAAGCACTGCGAAAACTGAACGAGGCGTATGGATCTGACTTTGAGAGTCGATACCTACCAGATACACTCGACGATCCATTCATCTCAACTGCCCTCTCTGGAGGCCGAAGCAAAGCGGATGAGTTCATCTCCAATATGGTTAAGCGCGGAACGCTCTCTGACTCAGGACGCGCTAAAGCAGTTGCTGCTTTGGACGCTCAGACGCCTGGCGTAACATCAAGACTGTCTAACATTGGTGGAGGGTTGCTCGGTACGGATCGTGCAAATCTAACGAACCTAGCCAACGTACAGCGCGGACAAGCGTCTCAGACCCCAGAGGGCTCGGAGTTTGATCCGACACCACTCGTGAGTCAGTTAGCATCGACTGGACAAGGATACGCGGGATCGTTTGGGGACAGGTTCAGGGCAGCTATCCCTGAGGGGAGCCTATACGATACCTCAGGGATCGGTGAGCTGTCAGGCGCTGTAACGGGCCCACAAAACATCTCGTACGACCCTTATGCTGTTGAGGGTGGAAAGCTTAAGTCTGGTACAGAAGATACTGATGCACCACCTGCTCCGAAGAAAAAGCGTACTACGGAGGTATTCTAATGGACTTCTTTGGCAGAGGCGGTGGTGGTATTCAGGATTTCATCCAAAGTCTCATGGGTGACATCACTAACCAACCACAGGCAACACCGGCACCAGCACCCCTACCTTCGTTCGGTATGCCGTTCAGAGGTGGACCTCCTCCTGATCCTGTGCAGGACATTGTGGCACAGTCCATTC